AATAGGCCGGATCGTACGCCGAATCGCTCATGCCGCTTTTTAACGGATAGGCGCCGTAACGATCAGTCTGTGAAATCGGATAATTCCCCCTCTTGCATGTTATCCGCTTTTCGGATAATGTGCGCTCTATGGACGAAATCATCGCTCAAATCTTCACGGCGTTCGGAGGGCAGACCAAGCTGGCGCAAGCCACTGGCCTCAGTATCTCGACCGTCGATAGCTGGAAGAACGCTCGCAACGGCAAGCCCAACATCCCCGAGTGGCGCAGGTCGCTCGTGCTGGCAACGGCCCGCCGCCTCAACATCGAACTTCCTTCGGATGCTGTTCTGTATCTTTCGCAGGCGATAGCGGCGTGAGGTGCGACCTTATCCATCGTTACGCCCATGTAACCGGCGCGGCGAGGGCGTGCATTATCAAAAGATAGTTAACAACGCGTCCCGCTTGGGGACGAGGGGGTAGGACATGATTGTAACTTCAGCAATATTGTTCGGGATCCTGGGCGGGGTAACGGCTTGCGCTGCCCTCGCGTTCACATTCTCCTACTGGCTGCGCTGGAAGTTCGGCCAAGCTGAGAACGAGCTACTTCATGAGGATCTGGCGGAGGCCACCCAGGCCATCCATCGGCTCGAATGCCAGCTAGCCCGCCGTCATCACCGCAAGATGCCGAAGCTGCCCGATCCGATAATCGAAGCTGCTGCAAGGCTGGCTGCATGAATTTTTTGGCCCGAGCCAACCCGCAAAGCCCGGCTCGGGCCTCTCACGAAGAGGAGTAGAGTTATATGGCTGAACTGACAAATGAGCAACTGCTGATGGAAGCGGTTGGATTGCTTGACCGGCTCTCCGAGCGGTTGGGCGGCGCTGATCTGTACGTCGGTGCTCGCAAGCCCGGCCAATATACGGACGCCAATTACTACCTCGTCCGCGTCGGCAATATGTCGGTTGCCAATCCTGACCCTGTTGTCGCGCTCTATGAGGCGATGGGGAAGCGGGAGGCCGCGTGATGGCTACGGCAATCGCTACCATTGGCGACAATGGCCCACCCGAGCCGATCAATGAAGCTTATGAGGCAATCAAGCTTCATATCGACGACCTTTTCGAGACCGCGCAAGGTTTTCTCGACGGCGAGCCCATCGCCAATCAGGAAACGGCGGACCTCGTCAACAAGCTGATTGACGATGCAAGGCAGGCGCGCAAGGCCGCTGAGGAACGCAGGAAACTGGAAGCCAAGCCGTTCGACGATGGCAAGGCGGCGGTGCAGGCGCTGTGGACGCCGCTGACGGACGAGAAGAAGGGGCGCTGCGCCCTTATCATCGATACCGCAAAAAGGGCGCTGACGCCTTGGTTGAACAAGCTGGAGGAAGAGCAACGCGAGAAGGCTCGGCTTGCCCGCGAGGATGCCGACAAGGCCGCTGCTGCCGCACGGGAAGCCCTACAAGCATCGATCGACCTTGAGGCTCGCGAGCGCGCCGAGGCGCTGCTTGAAGAGGCGAAAAAGGCCGAACGCGTTGCTACGAAAGCGGAAAAGACAAAGGCTCATGCCAAGGGTGGAGAGGGCAGGGCAACCGGTCTGACTTCGACCTGGACGGCTAAAATGATCGATCGGCGCGCCGCGCTTATGCACTACATCTCTGAAAGTCCGATGAGAGTGCAGGCTTTTCTTCAAGAGCTTGCCGAGTCCGACGTGCGCATGGGCGCGAGAGCCATCCCTGGTTTTGAGATTACGGAAGAGAGGGTGGCGCGATGATTGGCATCACCTCTTTCTCCGATCAGCAAAAACTTGAGCTTGCCAAGCCACTGGACGCGAAGGTGGTTAAACCGCCAGCTCCCGGCAAGTACGGCGACTATATCGAAGGCTGGCACGTCATTGCCGAGGCCAATCGCATCTTCGGATTCGATGGCTGGACGCGCGAAACGGTCGAGATGATCGAGACCAACCGCGATCTTTTGGAGCTTAAGGGTCGCGATGGGCCGTACCAGCAGTGGCGGGTCGGCTATCGTGCCAAGGTTCGGATCTTGGCTGGTGGGATATCTCGCGAGGGCACCGGCTTTGGTTCCGGCGCTTCGAAGCCAGAGCAGCTTGGCGAGGCCATCGAGAGCGCAATCAAGGAAGCCGAGACGGACGCCATGAAGCGAGCGCTGATGACGTTTGGCAATCCCTTCGGCCTGGCGCTTTACGACAAATCGCACGCCAATGTGCAGAACCTTCCCACGACGATCACAGACGAACAGCGCGACCAACTCGCCGCCTTGGCAACCGCCAACGGCGTCACCCTGCTGGCCGTATGTGAAATGGCAAGAATCTCTGATCTCCGCGAGCTAGGCGCTCAATATTTTGAGAGTGCCAAGAAGTGGATCAGCAAACAGAAGAAAGTGGCATAATGGCTGGCAGTCTCAATAAAGTCATGCTTATCGGTAACCTGGGTCGAGACCCTGAAAGCCGCTCGTTTCAGAATGGCGGCAGGGTCGTGAACCTAAACCTCGCCGTATCTGAGACATGGAAGGACAAGCACAGCGGAGAGCGTAAAGAGCGCACCGAATGGGTAACTGTCGCCATCTTCAATGAAGGCTTGGGCGATGTCGCGCAGAAGTATCTGCGAAAGGGCTCGAAGGTTTATATCTGCGGCAAGCTGCAAACCCGGAAATGGCAGGACCAATCCGGCGCCGATCGATATTCGACCGAGGTTGTTCTGAATGGCTTCGGTGATGAACTGATCTTGCTCGACGGCAAGGCTGAAATTGGCGAGCGCAAGCAACCTTATGGCTCAGGCGACAGCGACCCGTTTGGCGCTGATCTTGACGACGGAATTCCCTTTTAATGCTTGGCCGCCGTAAATCGAAAGCGCCGACTGCTATCGAGCGCCGCCACATGGACCGGATAGCCCAGATGGGTTGCCTTGTCTGTGGCGGTGAGGCGGCAATCCATCACATAATCAGCAACGGCTATCATAGGATAACGCGCACGCATCGACTGATCGCGCCGCTGTGTCCATACCATCATCAAACGGGGCCGCAGGCATATCACAGGACTTGCGATGCCACGTTCCGCGAGAACTTCGGGATCGATCTTTATCCGTGGGCCGTGACCGAATGGGACCGCAGCCAAAAAATTTTCGGCGCTCCCGTTAACCAGTTAACCATGAGGCGGGCATGACTCGCCTCGCACCAACGCACTATCGGAAGACGTTGGCTGGGTTCGAGCCCGTGAGCGCTGCCGCCCGCGAGTTTCACGCCAAAACCAAGCTCGGCCAAATCATTGAGCTGAAAGGCAGGCGTCCACGCAATCCGCGCCATCACGCCAAATTCTTCGCGTTGCTCTCCATCCTTGTCGAGAACACCGAGAATTTTGCGAACGTCGACCATGCATTGCTGGCAGTAAAGGCCGCCACTGATCACGGGACTTGGGACAAGCCGCACCCGAGGGCTAGCAAAGAAATATTCTACGCGGACAGCATCGCCTTCGACGCCATGTCGCAGGATGAGTTCGAGCCATTCTACGACAAGGCACTCGATGCCGTCATCAAATACTGGCTGCCTGTCGAAAAGACGGCGCTCCGGGAAGCCGTGGAGGCGTTCGCAGCATGATTACTCACGGATATTCAGCAGCATAGGAAAGGACGAGCGGGGGCATGGGGGTATCATCTTGGACGGCGCATGAGGACTCAATCCTCAAGCTCGCTGTGGAATTGAAGTTGAGCGCTGGCGAGATAGCCGAGCGCTTCCTCTCGGGTCGGACGTGCGACGACATTCGCGAGCGTCAGTTTGTGCTCGCCAATATCAAGCAGTCTGTCTTGACGGTCGAAAGCTTCGTCGAAGGCCCGGAAATCCATGAGCGCCCGGATCCTCATTTCTCCGATCTTGCGGATCGCTGCGCCGGTCTCAATGCCCGCATGTGGGCCTATTACGACAAGCGCGCCAAAAAGGCGAAATGCACCCCGCTAGAGGCTGCCGTCCTGTTCTGCGGGATGGCTGCGTGAACAAGTCCGAAGACATCTGCAAAGCCTATATTGCCGGCGAGTCCATCTCGGACATTGCCGCACGATGGGACATCACGCGCGCTGCGATTTACCACCATCTTTACAAGTCGGGCGTGCTGCTCCGCTACAAAAAGACAGACAAGTATGGCGTGAAACCCGAGGATTGCAAAGGCACCTGGGTTCATCGCGACCCCTGCCCGAAGTGCGGTGTCCGGCAGGACATTGGTTGCGGTCATTCCGGCGCGCCGCTCAGCATGGGAGCGTTTTGATGAAAGTCAATATTGCTTCCAAGATTCGACGCGCCGAATCTGTTGTTATGGCGGCGACGTTGTTCAACCCCACAGACGATTACTGGAACGCCGCATGATGGTCTTTTGGGCCTGCCTGTGCGGGTGGCGCACTGAGGCACTTCCTGATGCTCCTATTCCTGCATGCGAGAAATGCGGGGATCTGATGCATATCTACAGGAGAGGCGCGAAGTGACCAAATACGGCGCCAAGAAAACCCCGTGCCGCCACGGCCATACACATGCCAGCGGGCGCGGTGGGATTAAAGTGCCTCGGGCGGTCAAGCGCGGAGAGGCGTGCCCACTTTTGCCCTGGCCTCCTATAAAAGAGTATTTGGAGCTATTCTATCGCGACGGCAAAACCACTTCTGAGATTGCCGCTCTTTATGGGTGCTCGCCTGTCACTATCAGGCAGGTCCGCAAATCGTTTGGAATAGACCCCGTCCGCTCCACGCTGCGCGAGCGCCTCGATCGCTTTTCTGTCGCCATGCCAAACGGCTGCATAGAGTGGGTGGGCGCGAGAATGGCCTCTGGATACGGAGTTATCAGTTGCGCCCTGCCGAACCATCACAGGACGGCAAAGGCGCATCGAGTATCTTGGGAGCTTGCGAACAACGCCTCGCTGCTTCCTGGCGCCGTTATAATGCATGAGTGTGATAATCCGCCGTGCGTAAATCCGCGACATTTAACGCTAGGCAGCCATCTCGAAAACTCGGCTCAGGCCCAGGCTAGGGGCCGCCTTAAGATTAGGCGCGGCGCTGAAAATGAGCGGGCATTGCTCAATGAGGCCATGGTTATTGAGGCTCGTCAGCGGTTCCAATCCGGCGAGTCGATTCCGAAGATCGCTAGGTCGATGAATGTCAAATATCACGCCATGTACAATGCTGTGCAGGGACGCTCTTGGGCTTGGCTAAAATGAGGGGCGCTAACAAATATGGCGCCCGCAAATCTGCATGCAGGCATGGGCATGTCCACGATTCAATTCGTGAGAGCCGTAGATGCAACGAACTACATCTACTGCTGCACGCCGGCGAAATCACGCACTTGGAGACGCAGGTTCAATACTGGTTCCATATCGATGGCAGGCCCTTGGTCCATCTGAATGGCCGCCGCGTCGGTTACAAGCCTGACTTCCGATACCGTGAGCGTAACGGGAAACTTATCGTCGAGGATGCGAAGCCACCAGATGCAAAGGCAAGAGGCCGCGATTGGCCGCTGCGGTCCGCCATGTTCCGCGCTCTCTATCCAGATACGGAGCTGCGTGAGGTATGAGCGTCCGCATCATGACCGCAGTATGGGCCGTGACCCTGCCAGACAGCGAGAAGCTTGTTCTTCTGGCACTGGCGGACTGCGCCAATGACGAGGGCGATTGTTGGCCGTCGATGGCCACGCTGGCGAGGAAGTGCAGCAAGTCTGACCGCACCGTGCAGGCCTCCATCAAGGAGCTTGTCGCGAAAGGGCATCTTACTCGAAACGAAGTAGCGGGCAAAGGATGCAAGTACATCGTACACCCCCGAAGCGATGTCACCCCCGAAGCTGCTTCACCCCCGAAGCGAACGACGCCAACCCCCGAAGCCGCTTCGGACAAACCGTCAAGAACCATTAATTCTACCTCAGATGATAAATCATCTTCGGTAGAGAAACCCGCGCTAAAGCCTGAGCATATTGTCGAAAGATGGAACGACCTAGCCAAGAGCGGTTTGGTCAGGCCTGTTCGGAAGCTTTCCAAGCCTCGCTTGACCCAGATGCGAACGCTGATCCGCGAAAACGAGATTAGCGACATCGCCGACGCATTCGACGCGCTGGCCAGAAGCAATTTCATCCACGGCGAGAACCCAAGGGGCTGGAAGCCGACAATCGACTTCCTGCTGCGACCGTCGAGTTTCGCCAAACTTATCGAGGGAGCCTACGATGGCGGATAACCCACTTGGACCCTGGGGCGGAAAGGCTTCCAAGGGCAAGCTGATAACCAAGGACATGATCGAGCGGCATGTTCAATGGTTGAACTCGCTGGATTTTGTGAGGGCAAGCGGGCGTCCGTATTTCGTCGGGTCGAAAGAGGTTGACGGCGAGGTCAAGCATTTTTGGGACCGCTACGCTTCGCCGGCAGACAGGCCTGTTGAACTGGTGAGCCAGCGTGAGCGCGCACAGGTTGCAATGGAAAACATCATGCATCGCCTAGCTCATGGCCGCATGACGCAAGAGCAGGTTAACCAGCTTTCGAAGCACAACAAGCGGGTGGCTGAGGCGCGCGGGCTGCTGATGATCGTCGATGGCCATTATCGGCTGCGACCGTCGCTCAATCGAAGGGCAAAGGATGCCGCCTGACCAGGCCGCACACCAAGGAGGAAAATCATGGAAGAACTCGTAATCCGCATCATCAAAATCAAGAACGGCTTCACGGTCTATGGTGACGTCAGCAAAGGGTATCACCATACCCGTACCGAGGAGACGTTTTTCGAAGATCTTAACGGCGTAGAGTCTGAGATCACGACAATCCTGCTTAACGCTGAGAAAATGGCGGATGATATCGATACTACGAAAGACCCGACCCCGTTTTGACCCCGCCTAACCCCACCCCGAAAGCAGAAGGAAGACGATGATGGATGCAAGGATCATAATCACACGCGGCCGCCCGGCACAGCAACGCAAGCGCGTTCTTGAGCGCGCCACTGAAATGCGAGAGGCTGGTGAGCGGATCAACAAATCACGGATTGCTCGCGAGCTTCGTGTTTCCATTCGCGCGGTATTCTACGCGCTGCCCAGGACTTCGGCGTGAGCGCTGACGATAACCTTCGTGATGCGCTGATGTTTGCCCTGATTGAGCAGAGCGGGCCATTTATCAAATATCATCCGGCAAATGACGGACCTGAGCGGTTCGTGATCCAATGGCGCGGTCTCGCTGACATAGCGCTCAAGGTCATTGAGGATTGGGACACGGGCGAGCCGGCCGATAAAATCTGATTTATTGCATATACAATGGGCTGAATTTTTCGTGTAAATGGTTCGGCCATTATGCTGGCCATCCTCCTTATCCTCATCGTTCTCGCCATCCTGCTTCCCGCGCTTGGCGTACCCACAGATCCCAACATTATGCGCATTGCAGCGATCGTTCTAGTGATCGTGCTAGTGGTCTGGTTGGTCACTGGCAGCGGGCTTTCGTTGCGCTGATGGTTGGCCGCCCTAGCAAATATAATCCGGTCTATTGCGATGAGGTCATCAACACGATGGCCACTGGCTTATCACTTACGGCGTTTGCTGGCGACATCGGCGTTTCGCGCGATACGGTCAACGAATGGACGCGCGTTCATCCAGAATTTTCCGACGCAGTAAAAATAGCCCAGGCAAAGCGCGTCAAATATCTCGAAGAAACAATGCTCGACGGCAACTTTGGCGCACGCGTTACTGCCCGCATTTTCGCGCTCAAGAACGCTGACCCGATCGAGTGGAAGGATAAGCGCGAGGTCGAGCATTCTGGCAACATCACGCAATCACATCGCTTGCTTGACGCTCGTAGGCGCGCCGGCCTGATTACAATTGATTTGGTTGAATGAACGACGTCGATCAGATGCTTTGCGACGACATTGGCGCGATGTACGCCGACCCACTGTCGTTCGTCCGCTACATCTTCGAATGGGGCGAAGGTGAACTTGAAGGCTGGGATGGTCCAGATGAATGGCAGACCGAGTTTCTGTCCGTTCTAGGCGAGGCCATCAAAACACGCTCAGGTGGCGACGTCATCAAGATGGCTGTCAAATCCGGCCGTGGACCTGGCAAGAGCGCTGTTATCGCGTGGTTGGTACTTTTCCTCATGAGCACGCGCCCGAACTTCTCAGGCGTCGTTACAGCGAACACAGGCGACCAGCTCGACGGCAAGACCTGGCGCGAACTGGCGTTGTGGCATGCGCGTGCATTGAACAAGCATTGGTTCGAATGGACTGCAACCAAGTTTGTTCACATCGAGCAGCCCGATACGTGGAAGGTCGTTGCGCAGAAGTGGAGTGAGCATAAGCCCGACGCGTTCGGCGGCTTGCACAATGGCGGACGCGGGCAATGCACGATCATCGACGAAGGCTCGGGCGTGCCCGAAAGCATCTTCGCGGTGGCGGAGGCGACCAACACCGATCCCGACAGCTTCGTCTTCACCTTCGGAAATCCGATCCACAAGGCGAGCTATTTCTATCAGATCTTCACGCGCTTTCGTCATCGCTGGCTGACGATGACGGTTGACACGCGCAGAGCGAAGGCGGCCAACCAGAAACAGATCCAGGACATGATCGATGACTGGGGGCTCTCCTCGGATCACGTCAAGGTCAACGTGCTGGGTGAGTTCCCGGAAGTCGACAGCAACACGCTCATTCCATTGGCATTGATGGAAGAGGCGGCAAAGCGCGTCGTCCCGAAAGAGACAATCAACCAGGTTAAGCCAATCTGGGGTCTCGATCCTGCGCGCTTTGGTGACGATCGTACGGCATTGGCGAAACGGCGCGGCCGCGTGCTCATGGAGCCTGTCATTGCATGGCGTGGCCTGGACACGATGCAAACCGCTGGCCGCGTGCTTGCGATGTACGAGGATACGCCGAGAGATGAACTGCCAAGCCATATTGTCGTCGACACTATCGGAATCGGGTCCGGTGTTGCGGATCGCATGCGTGAACTTGGATTGCCCGTTACGATGCTCAATGTATCTGAGCGACCCAGCATTGATGGAAAATATGCGAAACTCCGTGACGAATTGTTCTGGAAAGCCCGTATGTGGTTTGAGGGGCGTGATGTCCACATCGGCGACGATGCACTGACATCCGAACTTGCCGACATTCTCTACGGATACAACTCAAACGGCCTGATCAAGCTCGAGAGCAAGGATGAGACGAAAGAGCGCTTAGGCCGCTCGCCTGATCTTGCCGACGCTTTCGTATCGACATTTGCCGTGACGCCGATCTCCATCGCTCGTGAGCAAGATCGCTACGAGCGTGCGCGGCGCCGGATGCAATCAGCAGGGGCAACATCATGGGCGGCTTAGACGATATCCAGCCCGATGATGCCACCAAGGACACGGTCGAAGCGATTGGCGTTGATCCCGATGGCGATCTCTTCCGCCGGCTGAAAGGCTGGACAAAAAGCGCGATCGACCATCTTGCAGAGTGGCGCAAGGAAGCCGACGAAGCCTATGATTTCTACAACGGCTATCAGTGGTCGAAGGAAGAACTGGCCGTCTTCGAGAGCGATGGCCGCCCCGCGCCGGTGTTCAATCTGGTCCAGATCAACATCGACGCCGTTGCCGGGCTTGAGGTCAACAATCGCCAGGACGTGAAATATCTCCCTCGCACCGCAGGCGATGTGAAGGTGGACGAACTGCTTTCATCGGCCGCGATGTGGGTTCGCGATCAGGCTAAGTCCGAGCGCGAGGAATCGGACGCATTCACCGACGCCGCGATTACCGGGATCGGCGTGACCGAAACGCGCAAGAATGGCGAAGACAGCATCTCGATCGACCGCCGCGACCCGCGCACCGCATTTTGGGACAAGAACGCGACCAAGCGCAACCTTGCCGATCGCCGCTATGGCGGCCGTGCGGTGTGGATGGATCTCGACGAAGCGCAGGAGATGTTCCCCGACGTTCTCCCGATCGAGCTTAACGCGAAATGGGCTGCGCTGGGGATCAACGACACATCCGACAACAAGGAAGAGTTGGATTATCCGCAGCACCAGCGTGAAGGCGAGGGCATTCCCGAAAGCGGCAAGCCTAAGCGCGTCTGCATGGTCGAGGTTGAATGGTACGACTTCGAAGGCGGGAAGAAGGTCTATAAACAGGCATTTCTCGGGCAGACATCAGTCCTTGAGGTCAACCCGCTTGAGGTATGGGCTTACAACTTCATCACCACCAAGCGCGATGAGAAGAAAAAGACTTGGTACGGCATCGTTCGGGCGCTGAAAGACCCTCAGAAGATCCTCAACAAGTTCCTGGCCACTGTCGTACATATTCTCGCCAGCAATGCGAAGGGCGGCTTGCTTTACGAGCGCGGCGCGTTCGTTGATCAGCGCAGGGCTGAAGAGGACTGGAGCAATCCGCAGAAGAATGTGGAGGTCACGGAAGGCGCACTTGCCGCTGGCCGTATTCAGCCGCGCACGTCGCCGCCTTTGCCTCAGGGCGCCGTGATGCTGATCGAATTCACCATGCAGAATATCAGCCGGGTCTCTGGCATCAATGTTGAATTGCTGGGCTCTGCGGATCGCGACCAGCCCGCCTCATTGGAGATGCAGCGCCGGCAGTCTGCTGTCAGCACGCAGGCCTCGCTGTTCGATAGCAAGCGCTTCTATCACGAGGAGCAGGGGCGGACATTACTCGCGCTGATGAAGACGCTGCCGCCTGAAACATTGGTCCGTGTCACTGTAGACCCGTTCGATCCGCAGCAGGCGCAATTGATGTTGCCGCCGCAGCCGATGACGCAGGACCCGCAGGCTATCGCTCAGTGGCAGCAGCAGACGCAGCAGGCCCAACAGCAAATCGCCCGGGCGGAAGAGGGCAAGAAGCGCGAGATGTTCGTAGCGCTCAATACCGTGATGCGCGCGCTCAGCGATGAAAGCATGAAGTTCGACATCATCGTCGATGAAGCGCCATCGTCTCCGAACCAGCAGCAGGAAGTGCTGGGCAAGCTCGCCCTTCTCTCGCAGAATGGCGTACAGCTTCCGCCCCAGGCTCAGGCCGTGGTGATCGAGAATATCGGGCTGCCATCCACGATTGCGGACGACTTGGCCAAGGCTGTTGGCGGCAACGATCCCGAGAAGCAACAGATGCAGCAGCAGCTCCAGCAGGGCGCACAGCAGTTGCAGGCCGTCCAGCTCGAAAACCAGAAACTGAAGGCTGACAAGTCGATTGAGGCGCAAAAGGTGCAGGTTGATCAGATGCGCGCTCAGACCGAGCAGCAGAAGGCCCAAGCTGACATTCTGATGCAAACCGGTGGCGTTCCGATCGATGGCCAGGTTCTGCCGCATGCCGACGTGATTGCCGCACTTTCACGGAACGTCGATCAGCTCAACCAGGCGGTCTCCGCCATTCTCCAAGCAGCAAGGGGTCCGCAATGAGTGGGATTAGCAGGGACGTAAGCGGCCGTGAGATATACCAGCTAAATTACACGACGGGCATAATCCCGTCTCCAACCCGCACAACCTATATTCCTTTTGGCGACAGCTATGTTGCCGCCAGTGGGACACAGGAATATTCCACAGGCTCCACAAGGCAGCAGGGCGCCATTTCGTTCTGGCTTGAAGCGTTGCTTGGCGGGAGGCTCCGCCCTATTCGGAACGCAGGGGTAAATGGCAATTCAACGAGTCAGATGCTCGCGCGTATCCAAGCAGATGTCCTCGCCTATAGCCCTAATATTGTGTTGCTACTAACCCCTGGCATCAATGACATTCAAGGGCAGGCGACCCCCGATGTTACGGCCCTGCAGAGCAATCTAACCAGTATATTCGATCAGCTCCGCAATGCGGGCATCTTGTGTGTGACAATTACTGTCCCGCCAACGGTCAATATGACCTCCACGGCGCAGAAGCAGGCGTTATTTACACATAATCGCTGGCTGCTTGATCAGGCTTCGGCAAGGGCTGGGCTGATCGTTGTAGATCCGTTTACGGCCATATCAGACACGGCGTCTCTCGCCTGGCGAAGCGGCTATTCCGACGACGGTATCCATCCGAATGGCAACGGCAGTTTTGCCGTCGCAACCAAGCTGGCGGTGGCGCTCGACAAGCTTCTCCCTTCCACCGGGTCGCTGATCGGAAAAAGCAATCTTGATCCTTATGAGATCATGCCGAACGCCCGAATGAACGGCAATACGGCGGGCGTTGCGACATCTGTTACTATCACGGGCGGAACCGGAACCGCATCAAAAGTTGCGCGGACTGACACAAATGGAGAGTGGCAGAAATGGGTCAACACGTCTGGCACTAATTTTATCCTCCAACTTAATAGTACCGGTTTCTCGGTAGGAGACACAGTGGTCGGCCGCATGGAGCTGTATGTTGAGGCACCATACACGACAACCAGCAGCTACATCGAGATGCAAGCGAGAACAGGCGCCAATGCGCTAATCACTCCCAGCATCGTTCAATATCTGGCAGGCTCGACGGACGCACCGATATTCGGCTCATCCTCATCTCCGATCATTATTCAGACGAACCCGTTCGTTGTTCCCGCAACCGCTGTCTATATGCGTATTCATCATGTGATGACAGGTGCAGGCACCGTATACATTGGCGCGATGTCAATACGGAAGGTTGGCGTTTGAGCGGAGAGTCATCAAGAACAATACAGGAGCAATTATGAGCGACGAAATTCTTCCGATGGATCAAGTGCAGGCGGATGCGCCTGCTGAATCGCAGGAGCAGAAGGACCAGCGCGAGCGGGATGAGCATGGCCGGTTCGCGCCGAAGCAGCCGCAGCCCGAGGGCGAAGGCCCGCGCGGCAAGCCCGACCAAGATGTTGCAATTCGCCGCTATGCTCAGGAGCGCGATGAAGCCCGCAAGGCCGCCGATGAGGCCAAGGCAGCCCACGCAGCGCTCCAGAAGCGTCTTGATGACATGTCGGCTATCGCGTCCGGCAAAGATCCCAATGCCGCATCCGAAAACGATAATCCGATCGCGCCCGTACTTGAGCGGATCGAGGCGATCGACAAGCGCTTGCAGACCGCCGACGAACAGCGCCAGGCCGAAGCATTCGAGCAGCAGGTGCGGCAATTCGCCGACATGGACGAGCAGCGCTTCCGTCAGCAGCAGCCCGACTTCCCCAATGCCGTCCAGCATTACATCCAGTCGCGCATCAACGAACTGCAGGCGTTCGGGATCGAGGGCGCTCAGGCCGAGCAGATTTTGGTGGCCGAAGCGCAGCAGCTCCTCCGCGAAAGCGCGCTGAACAATCGCTCGCCGGCAGAATCGATCTATCGGATGGCACAGGCGCGCGGCTACAACGGCTCGAACGTCGTGCCAATTCCGCAGCCGCAGAACCGGCAGGCCGGAACCCCCGGTGGCCGCTCGTTCGGCAATGGCGCTGGCGCGGCGCCTGGAGCGGTGACGGCTCAGCAGCTCGCGGCGATGTCCGAGGATGATTACAACGCATTTCGTCAGACACCTGAGGGCCGCGCCGCGATCAAGCGGGCGATGGGAGGCTGACTCTTGCATTGAAGAAAAAATGTCAGTAGTGTAATCGCCAAAGGCGATTTTCAGCGCATCACTTAGCTGGATTTCGCCATCACGCAGCCCCGAAGCGGATGAGGGGAAGGCGCGGACTGCCTCAAGTGTCCCTCGCACACTCCCGGCGAATGGGGGTTCGCACCGGCCAAGCGCAGCGGCCGATCGGACTCAACCAATTCGGGAGCGCCTTCAATGGCATATACGGAATACACAACGGGCCATCCGCTCAGCCCGACCATCTGGGAGCGAGAGCTTGCTGCTGAAGCGATTCAGCAGACCTATGTCTGGTCCTTTATGGGAACGGGCAGCAATGCTCTTCTCGTCAACAAGACCGATTTCTCCACCAAGGCCGGCGATAAGCTGGTCATGGGCCTTCGCCCGCAGCTCACCGGCCGCGGCGCCACCGGGGACGATACGCTGCACGGCAACGAGGAAGCGCTCGTCACCTATAGCGACCAGTTCGTCATCAACCAGCTTCGCCACGCGGTCATCTCCAAGGGCCGCATGTCCGAACAGCGTGTTGCCTTCAACATGCGGACGGAAGCCAAGGAAGGGCTTAGCGACTGGTTCGCCACCCGCTTCGACACCTGGTTCTTCAACCAGATCTGCGGTGCGACCTATCAGACCGACACCGCCTATACCGGCTTCAACGCGGTCGTGGCCGTTGACAGCAATCACATCCTGCGTCCGAACAGCCGGACCACGGATGAATCGCTAACCACCGGCGACGAACTCACCCTTGTTCAGCTTGACCGCATCGCGGCCCGGCTGCGGCAGGGAACGCTGGCGTCCACCGGCGTGATGCCCATCCGCCCGATCAAGATCAAGGGCGGGAATTATTATGTGATGTTCGTCCACCCCAACCAGGTGCAAAGCCTGCGCTCGCAGACTTCCACCGGCCAGTGGGCCGATTTGCAGCGCGCGGCCATTCAGGGCGGCATGCAGGATCTCCCCCTGTTCACGGGCGGCGATTATGTCGGCATCTATAACGGCATCGTCATCCACCAGTCCGAAAAGGTGGCAAACGGCGTCAACTCGACGACGGGTGCTGCCGTTACCAATGCCCGCCGCGCCGTGCTCTGCGGTGCCCAGGCGGCGATGTTCGGCACCGGCGGCGAGACCCCCAGCGACGACAAGAAGTTCAAATGGGTCGAGGAACGCTTCGACTATGAGAACCAGCTTGGCGTCTCGGCCTGGTCCATCTGCGGCCTGAAAGCCTCGCAATTCAACAACGCACGGTTCGGGACGTTCATCCTCCCGACCTACGCCCCGCTGGTTTGAGGAGGCCAAGATGGCAGTAGCACGTCAATTCGAGCTTCAGGCGATCCATTATCTGCGTAAGGACATCGCCTTCAACACGACCAACATCGCGGCCGGCGTCGAGATCGGCGCCGTTCCGGTGGGCGCCAAGATCAAGCAGATTATTGTCTATGTGGACGAGGCGTTCAACGCAGGGACAACCAACGTCCTTGTCGCGGGCACCACGGCTACCGGGACCGATCTGGTTGCCGCCTCGGACGTGACCGAAGGCACGATCGGGGTCTATACCCCGGCCGACGCCGCCAATCAGGGACGCGGGCTGGTGTTCGCTTCGGACACGACGCTCTACGTC